TCACCTGTAAATGTTGCAAACAAGTTTTGGTCTGTTGATTGATCAACAACAAATTCTAATGCGTTACCAGCACCGTTAACTTTAACAAATCTATTTGCCGCACCTGTAAAGTTTACTGGTGTATCAGATAAGTTTAAGAAAGCACCGCCAAATAATGTTGGCTTGTTAGTAAAGTTTGTGTAATCTAAAAAGTATGCACTGTCAAATCCATCTAATGTATCAGCGTCAGTACCGCCACCACCTGATGCAATATCAGTTCCTGGTGCCCATTGTGCGCCGTCCCATTTAAGAACATCACCTGTACTTGCTGACGAACTTGATACATCACTTAATGAACCAATTGTAATTGCCGCAACTTCTGCCGCTGTAACTGCTGTTGAAAATTCTAATGCTGTTGCACCTGAGTTTACTCTTACAAGTTTGCCATTTGCTGATGAAAAGTTAGATGGCGTATCTGTTAATGCAGTGAATGTAGTAGAACCACCTCCACCACCGCCAGCGCCTGGTTGGAATCTTGAGTTAGAAGTATTCCAAACAAGAACTTCTCCATCGTTAATTCCTGCTGTGGTTACATCTGATAAACTGTTAATGCTTGAAGTAGTGTCTAACATTTTGACCCAAGCGTTACTGTGAGCATAGTAAACTGCCGCGTCTGCTGTAACTTTTGCTAACATGCCGTCGTAGGTTGTAGGACTTGGTAAACCGGCAAAGTTGTTATACAAGAAAGTTATTTTATTGCTTCCAGTTGCTGTACTTGGATATGAATTTAATACTCCGTTTTGGACAACGCTGAGTACTGATCCGTCTCCTAATGCTGTATATAACTCGTTAAAGTTATTATTTAATTTTGTAGCGCCTGCTCTAAGGTTATCACCTTGTCCATCATTTGGTAGAACACCTACATTTACTATTTGTTTTGCCATTTTTTGCTCCTACTCCTACGTTTGATCAAATGTAATGTTGTTGTTGTCCATTGTAAGGTTTGTGTTATCCCATTCCTTATCACTGTCAACGATTACAGTGTTGTCGCCTGCATATTCAACGGCACCATCTGCTAATCCTTGGTTAATTCTTACAACAAGTTCGCCGTCATCATTTACATAATAAAATAAATTTGCATCGTCCCAACGAAATTGTTCATAATTTAAATTCTTGTACGTCAAGTTATGTGCTGAATCTCTTCCTTCAAAGAACTCTGCACCTTCATCAAAGTCTGGAAAGTTATCAACTACGTCACCTTCCTTGTTAATTTGAATAGTGTCTGTCAAACTTAATTGATCTAACTTACCTAAAAACAATTCTCCAGAGTCAGTTCTACGTAATCCGTAAAAGTATCTTTCTCCAAGATTGTCTTCAATGGTTTGTGTAATTGACTGACCTTCATAAAAAACTGACATACTACACTATCTCCACGTAACTCATAACTGCATCTAAACTTCCGTCAATGTCTGATTGAATAGACAGTTCATTCTCTGATGCAAGAATAATTTTTTCACCACCGTTCAATACTTTTAAAGTTGCGTTCGGTGGAATCAAAACATTTTTTAAGTAAAATGCTTCAATTGATGTATCGTCTGCAATTAAAACGCTGGTACTTACAACGGATTCAGTTAAGTTGGCTAACGAAAGGCCAACGATCGTTGCTGTTGTACTTGGACCAGCCTTGTAAACAGGAACTTTCACTGTTCCAATTTCTTTAATTGCTTTTGTTCTAAAAAATGTTGCCATCTTATTTCCTTATTATCCTATTACCACTGCCATTTTAATAGCAATTTCTTCTGCATCTTGTGCGGACACAGCACCTGAACTACCTGCAACTGAAACCCACTGACCTGCTTGATCGTAAATCTCAACCCTGTCATCCTGTGTATTAAAACGCATCATTCCTGTTTCTGGTGTTGGATGTCTATTTGACAAAGTACCAGTTGGAATAACAAATCCGCCAGTTCCTTCAATCTTGAAGTAACCAGTACCAGTTTGAGCAAGAGTAGTAATTGCGCCTGCTACAGTATTAGTTATCGAATTTTGATTGAATCCAAAATTTTCTACAACAACTTTACCAGTTCCGTTCGCCAAAAGGTTCAAATCAGCGTTTGTAGTAATGGTTCTTACTGTATTTCCTTCGATTTCAATGTCATCGACTAATATTTTATTTACATTAAACCTTGTTGCGTTTGCATCAGCAATCTGTGTTCCACCTGCGTAAAAACGTATAGTATCATCGTCAACATCACGCACACCATTTAATGTGATCCACTGTCCATCATAACCTTCAAACACATCTGTGTCTGTGTTATAACGTATCATACCATTTACGCCTGTACCTGGACGTTGTGCTGTTGTACCTTTTGGTATTGTTAATGAACCTGTTGAATTAATCTCAACTGTTTCACTGCCTGGATCAAGAACAATGTCTCCTGGTGCTGAAATAATGTTTGCTTTGAAACTTAAATCATCAACAACAATACTTCCTGTTCCACTTGCACGTAATTCTAAGTCTTGGTTTGTGTTAGTTGTTTGAATAACATTAGTATTAATGTTAATATCATCAATCTGTGCCTCACCTGTGTAAACTTTTTTCCATTCATGTGTTGAAATACCTAAGTCAAATGTTCCGTCTTGGCTTGGTACAAGGTTACTTGCAATACCTGCAACAATTTGTATGCTATCACTTGCTTCATCACCAATGGTAATGTTACCACCTATTGTAACATCTCCTGTTACATCTAAGTTTCCTGTGATGTTTACATTGTCTGCAAAGTTAATAATACCGTCAGCACTGTCAATGTTCAAGTTTCCACTTAAACTTTCTACAGTGTTGCCACTTAATCTTGTGTTACCTGTTTGAATCTTGTCGCCGTCAATAATAGTTGTACTTGTGCCAGTGCTAAATCTAACACTTTGTAAAGTATCAACGTTAAAGTTTGCGTTAGTAAATGTAACAGTGCCAGATGCTTGATCAACATGGAATACATCACCAACTCTAAAGTCACCTTTATGGTCAACTGAACTAAAGTAAATGTTTGCGTCATTTAATTTTGTAACTTCTTGACTTTGTACAACTGTTGTTGAATCATTATCAACTGCTTTACCGTTACCAATGTATGCAAGGTTCTGAGAAATAAGGTACATAACAACGCCGTTACCGTCGCCGTATATTCCATAGTTACCATAAACACATGCACTACCAATTGATCTAATCTCACAACCAAAGTCTGAGAAGTCAACCAGTTCCATTCCAGTTGCATAAGCACCGCCACCAAAGCCGATTGTCTGATCTAAAATAGTTTCGTCAGTAAGTGTTGTTGAAGTATCTGTACCGTTAAATCTTAATAATAATTTTGTGTTGTTATCATTTGAAACTTCGTTCAATGGTGGTGTGTATGAACCTGCTGTGTATCTTGCATTGTCTGAAATTCTAAAATCATCTACATAACCGTTGAAAGCATTTGAAGCATCATACACTGCACCAATAATAAACGGCTTACTTGTTCCAAGTGTGCTACTAAATGCATTATCACTATCAACTCTTGCACCGTTAACATATAAATTAATTGTATTACTTGAACGTGATACTGCAATATGTGTCCATGTTGTTGCTGATAACGTTCCGCCGGATAATATCTCTGCACCATTGTAATAAACTTTTACTGTACCACCTACGTGATATATGTATAAGCCTGTGTCAGTTGCTGTACCGGCTCTCATATCAACTAATGACTGTGTACCTGTTACGTTGTTTCCGTAGAACCAACCTTCAATAGTAAAGTTTGCTGTTCCTAAACCAAAGTCTGGATCATTTGCAATGCTGATATAGTCGCCGGTGCCGTCAAGTTGTAAACTACCAGTGCCGAATTTTTTAATTGTTGTATCTACTTGTGCTTGTCCTGAAACAACTACTGTCTTTCCACCACGTTCAAATTTGGTTTCAAGTCCTGCCGCGTTACCATTCAAGTAAATGTAGTTTCCATCTACTTCATTTACTGTTGCACTAATTACAGTTCCGCCTGCTTGTGTGTATTGAAACACTTCAGACGCTGTTGGTGTTCCAACAAGTCCGCTTAATTTAACTTTAGTACGTCCTGTACCTTTTAATCCTGTAGTACCATTAACACCTTGTATCGCTTTGTCGGCAAAATATACAAAAGAGTTTAGCCATTCAATTCTTGCACCATTGGTTGCGTATAATCCAACTGCTCCAGGAACAATAAATGTTACTGCATGGAATAACATACTTGCTTCTTTTGATCCTGTTACTGCTACAGAGCCATCTAAGTATGCACCACGTCCTGCATCTCCTTGATCAAAGCCTCTTGGATCACTTGCACTTGTTACACTACCTTTTGTTATTACAGTTACGTTTTTAACATAAGGTGATCTTGAAGTAACATTAAAGTTACTTGCAAATCTAAAAGCATATCCATTGTCATTAATGCTATCGTAGTAAAAATCTTTGATTGACAAGTTCATAACACTTGTTTCACCTTGCAATACAAAACAATCATTGTTGTTTGTTCCTGCTGTAGGTGTAATGTTTACTGATCTAATACCTTCACCTAAGATTGCAACACCCGCTGGTACTGTTAAAGGAAATACTTCTTCATAATCACCTGGGTAAATGTGAATAGTGTCTCCTGCACTTGCAGAAGTTAATGCTTTTGTAATAGTTGTGTATGGTGCTTGTGGATGATTACCAGCATTTGTATCATTACCATTCTTAGCAACATAATAAATGTTGCCTGGAGTTGCTGTTAAGTCCAAGTCTGATAATGTAATACTGTTTGCAACAACTGTTGTTGCTGTTACATCATCAAAGTAACCATGATTCCACTTTTTAGTTGCGTCACCAATGGTGTATATGTTTGTTGCATCTGGTATTAGGTTACTGGCAATGTCTGCATTTATTGTAATACTATCTGTATCGTCATCACCAATAGTAATATCACCGTCTGCACTGATGTTACCAGTTGCATGTAAGTTACCAGTAACGTTTGTATTACCTACAAAGTTAATAGTACCTGTCCCGTTAGGACGAAATTCTAAGTTTTGGTTAGTTCCTAATGTGCGAATTACACTACCGTCTATTTCAATATCATCAATTTGTAATCTATCTTGGTAAATTACGCTGTTTGGTGTTGCAATATTGAACTGACTTGCTGTAGTAGAGATAGTATTAGTACCACCGTTGATTGTTATGTTACCAATCGGTAATGTAGTGTCTAAAATATCTAATGATTGTATTCTTGCTGAACCGTTTATATCGAGCTCGGCTGTAGGCGTTGATGTCTTAATTCCAATACGGCTATTATTAACATCTAAATAAAGTAGGTCTGTTTCAAACGCTAAATCCACTCCTTGACGAAGCAAATTTGCCTTTAAAAGCGGACCAGATATACGACCAACTGCCACCTTTTTCTCCTATAAACGGGGATCCTGTCCCTCTACCCTGTTAGACAAAAACTTGCCTCTATCGCTGGATAACCACGGTTTGTCCTGCAATTGACTTGGCCAGCCCTTCATTGCATTAATAGTATTTATCGTTTTTGGATATTAGCCTAAGATAAGGTTCCAAAGGAAGTTAATTGACTCAGCGTATTCTTCAGTAACAGATTCACCACCACCTGCCGCTAAAACCCACTGTGTTCCGTTCCAACTTTCAAGGTATCCTCGCTGTGTATTGAAACGTGTAAGACCCTGTTCTGGACTTGTGGGTCTTGCTGTATCATCACCATATGGAACAACAAGTCCCATAGTTTGATCAAACTTTAAGTAAGAATATATGTCTGCAAGACTAAATGTAAACGGTGTGTTAAGTGTATTAGTAATTGTGTTATTCTTAAACACAAGATCTTCCTGACTAATACTACCTAATCCGTTGGATAAAAACTGAATATCTGAATTAGGTGTAGCACTTGTTATTGTATTACCATCAATTGAGAAACTATTCTGCGAATCAAGTCTATTTGTTTGCAATGTTATGCCATTAATTGTAGTATTACTTGCATTTCCTGTAACTAACGTAAACTGATTGTTGTTTAGATCAATATATGTGTCTCTGTCAGTATCATATAATCCATCAAAACTAACATTACCTCCGCTATAACCTTCAAATATTCCTAAGTCTGTATTATAACGCAAATCACCCACGTTATCTTTACGTTGTGCGTTTGTACCTGTTGGCAAACCTAAGTTATTAGTTGCTGACATAGTAAGATTAGTAGTTGGTGCTAATGTTAAATTAGTTATATATGATCCTAATATATTACTTCTTGCAGTAACATTATCAAATACAACATTTCCAGTTCCATTTGCACGTAAATCTAAATTTTCGTTTGTATTACTAACACTAATAGTATTTGCATTGAAGTTAAAACTATCTAATGCTAATTCGTTAAAGTAACCTTTTCTCCAACGTCTTGTATTTGTACCTAAATCATATTTGTTTGTTGTGTCTGGATATAAGTCTTGTGCAAAAGATGTTGTAAAGTCAACAGTATCACTTGGTTGATCTCCAAGTGTTACAAGATTTCCGCCAAGTGTTAAATTACCTGTAACATCTACACTTGCCATTCTTGTATTTGTAAGTAAGTTGTGTATGTTTGAAGGAGATGCAAAGTTAATTGGACCTGCAACGGATCTAATTGTGTTAGGAGAAAGAATTCTTATTGCTCCTGTTTCAATAGTTCCACCATCAATAAAAGATGTATTTGCATTTGTGC